GTGGATTAAGTGGTAGCGGCGGTACATCTGGTACTTCAGGCACAAGTGGAACAAGTGGTACAAGCGGAAGTAGTGGAACCAGTGGCAGCTCCGGTGTTAGCGGTGGAAGTGGTGCAAGCGGTGCAAGTGGTACCAGTGGTAGTAGTGGTACCAGTGGAAGTAGTGGAACAAGTGGTAGCAGTGGTACAAACGGAAGCAGTGGAAATAGTGGAAGTAGTGGCAGCAGTGGTATAAGTAATACAAGTGGTACAAGTGGAACCAGTGGTACAAGTGGTAGCAGTGGTACAAGCGGAAGTAGTGGATCAAGTGGAAGATCTGGTACCAATGGTAGCAGCGGTATAAGTGATACGAGTGGTACGAGTGGTACAAGCGGAAGTAGTGGTACGAGTGGTACAAGCGGAAGTAGCGGTAGATCTGGAAGTACCGGTACAAGTGGTACAAGTGGTACAAGCGGAACCAGTGGTACAAGCGGAAGTAGTGGAACCAGTGGTAGCTCTGGTGTTAGCGGTGGAAGTGGTGCAAGTGGTGCAAGTGGTACAAGCGGAACTAGTGGCAGCAGTGGAAGTAGTGGTACAGCTGGAACAAGTGGAACAAGTGGTGTAAGTGCTGGAGGCGGTGCTAGTGCTAGCAGTGGCAGTAGTGGTGCATCTGGTACTAGTGGTAGTAGCGGAACAAGTGGCTCAAGCGGTATTAGTGCGCCTAGTGGTACAAGCGGTATTAGCGGTGGTAGTTTTACTGATCAGCCAAACTTTTTGGTAAAAACTACAAGTTTAACTACACTTCAAAGTGTTAATTTCTTGAGTGTGGGTGCTAGTGGAACTACATTGACTGTTACTGGTACAGTTAGTGCTACTACATTGATTGAAACTTCTACTGAAAGTAGCAAAACTGATATTACACCGTTATTGCCTCCTCAATTGGATAAAATAGTACAATTAAATCCTGTATCGTTTAGATATAAGAGTAACAATGAATATAGCATTGGTTTAATAGCTGAAGAAGTGGTTAAAATATATCCTGAATTTGTTAGTTACGATGATTATGGAAATATATCTGGTATAAATTATAGTAAATTAACAGCTGTATTAATACAGGGTGTTAAAGAATTGAAGCAGATAGTTGATGAACAACAAATAACAATAAATCGATTGATAAATAAATAATTATATTATATGGCAATATTACAAGGCGCTAGAGTTACAGGATCAATTATAGCTACGCAATTTATAAAAGCTACTAGTTTCAGTGGCAGTGTTACTTCATCTAAGTTGTATGTACAAGGATCAGTTGGTATAGGCACAACAAGTCCATATTCTAAATTAACTGTTTCTGTACCCGCTACAAATACAATTTCAACCGCTGATAGTTCAAATACAGCAGGTCTTACAATTTCCGGAACTGGAAATTTGGTAAGATTACAATTCGGAGTTGGAAGCAATACACTTGGTCCATATGGTGGTTGGATACAAGCTAGTTATGATAATACGGGTGGAAACAATGGAATAGAACCACTTTTATTAAATCCATCAGGTGGTAATGTTGGTATAGGAACAAGTAGTCCGTCTCAATTGGTCGAAGCATACAAATCATCAAATTCTGATATTGTTTTTAAAATAACCAATCCAAGCACAGGTAGTGTTGCAACAGCGCAATATTATGCAAGTAACGGTACAACACAATCTCAATTTTTTCATACAGGCACAAATTTTGCTGGTGCTGGAGTACTTAACTATGCTGGTTTAGGTGGTATATACAATTCTGCTACAGGTATATCACTGGCTGCTACTAACGCATCTGGTGTAATATTATTTGGTACAGGCACATCTGCTACTGAAAGAATGCGTATTGCTAGTAATGGCAATGTTGGTATAGGCACAAGTAGTCCTGGTGCTAAATTGGATGTAAATGGAGATGTATATATTTCGCCTAATACTGCGGGTAAAAATACATTTATACTTTCAACAAATGCTTCCAATGATGCTCGTTTGTTAATGAGAAGTGACACTACTACCAAAGTAGATATTCAAGCAAATGGTACATCTTATTTTAATGGTGGTAATGTTGGTATAGGCACAACAAGTCCATCTGCAAAATTACATGTAAGTGGTTCTTCCACAGCTTTAGGAGGATTATTTAACGGAAGATTGTTTGTTGGTACTACAACCGGTGTTGGTCAAGATTTTGTATCTGTAAAATTTAATAGTGGCGGAACATATAGTCAAGCTATAAACATAGTTGATAGCAACAGTTCAGCAAATAATTCTGCTTATTTGGTTCTACGTAGATCAGATGATACTTACATGGGTAATATACGTCGTGGTAGCACTGATAATGCTATATACGTTGGTGGTAATAGTTATTTAGCATTGGGTTCAGGTGATACTGAAAGAGTAAGAATTGATAGTAGTGGTAATGTTGGCGTTGGCACAACAAGTCCTACAAAATTATTACATTTATACGCCGGTAATGATTATGCAAGTGTACGTTTGCAAAATACTGCAGCTGATAAAGTATGGGATTTAGTTCCATCAGTTCCAGGAGTAGCAAATAGTGGATTTAGTATATATAATTTAACAGATACTAGTGTACCATTTCATATTAAAAATGATGGTAATGTCGGTATAGCCACAACAAGTCCTAATAGTTCACTGCAAGTAGCGGGCAGCGCTACGATAGGTCCATATAATACTTTGTATGCTGGTACGGGTGTAAATTCACTGAATATAAATGCTGCTTCATATCCAGTTTTAGCGCTTTATTATGGCACAACTTTAGCTGGTACTTTTACGGGTTATTCAGATCACGTAGCTATAAACACACCAGCTTCAAAATATATTTCATTTGAACCGAATGATTCTGAAATAATGCGTTTGACAAGCGCTGGTAATGTTGGTATAGGCACAAGTAGTCCTACTCAAAAACTACAAGTTCTCGGTGGTATAAAAATAGGTAATAAGTTATATGAAGTGCCTATTGATACACTAAGCGCTTCTGGCACACAAGCTCAAAGATTTGAAATTGCTAGAGTATTTATAGACTATAACGATTGGAATCAAACCGGACCTGTAGAAATTGAAGTACGTGAAAACTATTATAGCGATGGTTTCTTCAAGAGATATATATTTTCTTATGGTTATAACAGCGGCAATGTTGGTAGATTATTTTTGGTAGAATCAAACGCATTTAGTAGTACCGATTGCAGAGTTGGTATTGGATCTGCAGTACAAACTAGTGGTGATATCTATTATGTGCCAATTTATGTTGAATTGGATTATTATGCTAGAGCAGATGTATTGGTACGTACAAATAGAGATAGAACAACCAATGATTCTTCTACATCTGGCGGAGTTATTTATATCAATTCTGGTCCAACTGGTACAAACATTTCATCATTTGACTCAGATGAAGTTACATATGTTTCAGCATACGCAAGCAAAACAAATTTAGGTAACGCTGGCAATGTAGGTATAGGTACAACAAGTCCTGTTAATAAATTGCATGTATCTGGATCATCTACTAATTTGCCTTTAAAACTAGAAGGTTTGACAAGTAACGCAACTGGATATTTTCTAACAGTTGATAATACAACCGGCGTTGTATACAAATCTACCGGTGGTGCTAATGGAACAAGTGGTACCAGTGGCGCAAATGGCAGTCCAGGCAGTCCGGGTAGCAGTGGTACCAATGGAACGAGTGGTACCAGTGGCGCAAATGGCAGTCCAGGCACCAGCGGCACCAGTGGTGCAAATGGTAGTCCTGGATCCAGCGGTGTCACTGGAACGAGTGGTAGTAGTGGTTCATCTGTTGGTGGGTCACCTGTTAGAGCTTATGTTTATTTCAATGGTACAGGCACAGTTGCTATTAACGGATCAGATAACGTATCATCAATCACAGACAATGGCGTTGGTGATTATACTGTTAATTTTACCACCGCATTTGTGGATGCGTATTACACTGTTGCTGGTACTTGTACATTAGACTTTACAAATGCAAGTAGCTTATATAACGTTGGATTGTTTGTACCTAGACAAGCCAATGCGCAAGTAGCAGGTAGTTGTAGATTGGCTTGTGAATATTATAATAATACATTATATGATTGTGTAGCTGTAAGAGCTGAATTTGTTAGAGCTTAAATTAAAATTAATATAACACTTGACTTTTGCTTTTATATAAAGTATAAGCTAAAGCTAGCGCTTAGTTAACTAAATGGTTAAGTTAATTATTAAATAATAATACTAAAATATTAATAGTTAAATTAACTGTAAGCGCATAATATGCTACTATTTATTATAAATGATTACTAATAAACATAAAATATATTTGGATATGGATGGTGTGATAAGTGATTGGGAATTGCAATTCAAGCGATATAGTGGTGGTGTACCTGTTGAAACTTATGATGCTGAACACGGTAAAAAGAATAGATTTAAGTTTGTAGATAAGAATTGTCCTGAATACTATTCTAGTATGCCTTGGATGAAAGATGGCAGATTGCTTTATAATTTTGTATCAAATTTGCCTGTAGAGATATTGAGTCATGCGCCTACCAATTTGGCATATGTTGGTAAAAAGCAGTGGTTAGCCAATAACAATATTGATATTAAAGCTAATTTGGTACCGCATAGAAATTTAAAAGCAAAGTTTGCAACTCCTGATAGTATTTTGATAGATGACCGTGAAGATAATGTAAATGATTTTATCAAAGCCGGTGGCAAAGCAATATTGCATAAAAGCGCAATAGATACAATTAATAAACTAAAAGAAATGTTGGGTATTAAAGAATCTCATAGAATTTATAATAGCATTTTAAATCCTGAGATATGGGCTACTGAAAATGCTATTAAACCTGACGTATTAAACAAGTTATTAACTATTGCAAATACTTTTTACAAAGATACTGATTTGAATGTACCGCTTGAAAATATATACTTTCTTGGCAGTACCGCTGGATATAATTGGACACCAACAAGTGATATTGACTTACATTTGGTTGTAGATTTTTCCAAAATTGATTCAAATGAAGAATTGGTTAAGAATTATGTGGATGGCTTAAAAAGCAAATGGAATGAAAACCACAACATTAGAATAGGCAATCATCCTGTGGAAGTTTACATTCAAGATATTAAAGAAATCAATAGAAGTCAAGCTGTATATAGTTTGATGAAAAATGAATGGGTAAAAAAGCCAAAAATAGAAGACATTCAGATTGATAAAGATGCTATTACAAAGAAATACAAACAATATGTTTTGTTTATTTCCACAGCTATAAAAGAACAAAATTTAGATAAATTAAAGCGTCTGGTTAAACGTTTGTATGAAATGAGAGAAGCTGGATTAAGTAAGAGTGGCGAATATAGTACAGAAAACTTGGTATTTAAACTTTTAAGATCCACAGGTTACGTTAATCAATTAAAAGATGCTATCACAAATATTACAGATAAAAATTTGAGTAAATAATAAAAAACTTTATATATCAGTCCACACCCATTTACCATTGCCACAGTCCCAAATTCGATCATATCCATTCAACTGCATATTTTGCCATTCGGTTAAAGATTGATCAAAATTGGTCATAAGTTTATTTAATTTATGTTTTTGAAATGTCATTCGATTAAATAAAATTTTATAATCTGGACTTATATACCAATAATTTGGTGTGGTATTTTCAATAAAAATAAAACCTAAATTTTGATATACTATTCCATCAAAATATCTTTTATCGTTGTAAGACACAATGCTTTTAGGAGAATGGTTTTTAATAAAATGTTTAAACAATCGTGATGCAGCTCCTACGACAGATGTGTTTAGTTTATTGCAATAACGATACATTTCGTATTGAATTTTTTTATCAAATCTAGACTTAACAAATGTCATTAATGAAACCAATTGATTATTGTGGTACAAGCCATATTTTATAGAAGATTTGTCTTTTCCTTGTAAATGATTAACTTCTAAAAAATTATTTTTTTCATTTTCAGTTACTGGACGTAAATCACAATCACGCGCGTAAATTTTACTAATATTAGTTTTTAACAGATAATGAATCACAGATTGGACAATTTCTTTTTTATAAACCCATTCATTTTCAAATATGTGTATCAAACGTATACCCTTGGATCCACAACTGCGACTTTTATTTAAATGATAGTGTTTTTTAATGCCATTGCCATTTTCACTGTGCCAGTACAAACCATTTAGTTCAATAGCTAGATTTTCAGAGGGTATATAAATATCTAATTCTTTGCCATTAAGAACTGTTCTATCTTTTCTTTTTACAATAATGTTGTCTCCTACAATAGATTTTACAAAATGATATATTTCATTTTCAATAGTATCTTTATCCAAAGGATTACAATAATTACAAAAAATGTGATTCAATTTATAAACATCAGTTTCAAAAACCTTATTACACTTTGCACACGAAAACTTATATTTGTTTTTATACAAATACCCCTTATACTCAGATTCAGAAAACAAAGGAATTATGTTTCTAACTTCACAATAACTTTTGATAAAACCAAATCGTTCTAGCTTATATTTTTCTGCAATATTTTTCCTCACAGTGATATCTTTTAAAACATTATCAACACCATATTTTTCAATGCATGTAGATTTTATTTTTTCAATGTTATTATAGTTTTCATTGCCGTATTTCTTTAGTTTTGTTTTTTTAACACTGTGTTTATATAAATCTAATTTACTATAAAATTCCACTCCGTATTTATCAAAAATCGCTTTTTTAAAATTCCGTTTCGTTTCCTCAGTTTGCATTGGATGCATTCCATTATACTTTTGAAAATATGTTTTCTTTTGTGAATCACGCATTTTATTCAAAACATCTACGTTTGAATTCGAACATTTTTTACTACAATATGTTGATTTGTTTCTTTTATAAAAAGAAACTTGATACTTGTTATTGCAAGTACGACAAATCTTTTCAACAAAATCCGGATTATTTTTTGGTCTACTCATAATTTACTTTTGGCTCATACAAAGATATATATTAACAAATTATTACAATAAATCAAATAAATTTAAAATTTTAATATTTATTATAAAGAAAGGTATATAATTTATGGCAGAACTACTAAATCCAAGTGAAATATTCGCTACGGCATTCGAACCAAAAGTAAAGAATCGTTTTATTCTTTATGTTGATGGTATTCCATCATTCATTATCAAAAAGGTCAATCGTCCTAAACTAACACAAGCCAAGAAGGAACTTGACCATATTAACGTAAAAACCTACTACAAGGGTAAAAGTGTATGGGATGAAATCAGTATGGAACTTTATGATCCAATTGTACCATCCGGCGCTCAAGCAGTAATGGAATGGGTACGTTTGCACCACGAATCAGTTACTGGTCGCGATGGTTACCAAGACTTTTATAAGAAGGATTTAACAATTAACGTCTTGGGTCCAGTAGGTGACAAAGTAGAAGAATGGAAGTTGGTAGGTTCATTTATCGTAAGCGCTGATTTCCAAGAAATGGATTGGAGCGATGACGGTGCTGCTCAGATGATCAGTTTATCTGTAGCATACGATTACGCAATTCTCCAATATTAATATTTATTGTATCAAAAAGAACCCCACATTTATTTGTGGGGTTTTCTATTTATTATTATATGCAAATGAGCAAGAAAACATTCGTAATATTTCCTGGAAGATTTCACCCATGGCATAACGGTCACAAAAGTGTATACAACTACCTAACCACTAAATTTGGTGGTAATGATGTATACATAACAACCACAGGTGTTACAGAATTGCCAAAATCACCATTTACTTTTGATGAAAAAAAGCAAATGATGATTACCACAGGTATACCCGCAAACAAAATACTAAACGTCAAAAACAACTACAACTTGCAAAGTGTAGCTAATCAAATACCGATCAATATAGAACGTGATAGTATTATTTTTGCGGTTAGTGAAAAGGATATGGCTGAAGATCCACGATTCAAAAACTTTGTAAAAAAAGATGGATCTCCTTCTTATTTGCAGCCATTGCCAAAAAATCAATCCAAATTAGACCCAGCCATAAAACACGGATACTTGATAACAGTACCAACTGTAGATTTTACAGTACTAGGGTTACCGGCTAGAAGTGCAAGTCAATTAAGATCTCAATATGCTACATTAACCCCAGAGCAACAAAAGGCTTTTATTATCGATTTGTTTGGTAATTACAATATAAATGTTCATAATATATTAAACAATAAATTGGGTAAAATTACTGGTAAATTAACCGAAAAGCAAAAGAAGTTATTAAAGAAATTGATTGTGGGTATAATGAAAGAAGACGAAGCTAAAATAAATTCTGCAAGAAAAAAGTATAATCAAGCTGGATTGGTTCTTCGTACCGCTGAACTTGATGCGGCACAACAAGAACTTACAAAAGCAAATGACGATTTAAAAGCTGCAACTACCCCCGAAGAAAAAGCTGCGGCTGAACTACGTGTAAAAAACAAAAAAGATGCAGTAGACAGTAAAAAAGCCGCTCGTGATGCTGCTCAACATCAATTAAATACCTAAATATAATAACATAAAAGTTATATAAAGTTCTATATATTGTTATAAAGTTATGAGTGACGAAATTATAATTCAAAAATTAAAGCAACAGCATTCAACTGCATCAACAACAGCTTCACCTACAAGTTATCCTGCGGAAACAATAGAATTGCCATCTAAAGGATATTTCTATGATGAGTCTAGTCCACTAAGCAAAGGTAGTGTGGAATTAAAGATGATGACCGCTAGAGAAGAAGACATTTTAACCAATGAAAACTTCATCAAAAACGGCACGGTATTGGATAAATTGCTTGAATCTTTAATTGTTACGCCCGGCGTAAGAACACAAGATTTGTTGATGGTAGACAAAAATGCACTGTTTGTTGCTGCTAGACGTTTGGCATATGGTGACAAATACGGGCCTGTAAAAATTGAGTGCAAAAAATGTAATACCGAAAACAAAACATATATTGATTTAAGTACATTAAATGAAAAAGAAGTGGACTTCAATAAGTTTCAGAAAGGCAGCAATGAATTTGAATTTGAGTTTCCATTCTGTAAACGTAAAATAACCTTTAAGCTCGTTACATCTGGCGATCAAGAAAGCATTGATCGTGATATCAAAGCGATGACCAAGATCAAAAAACAAGCCAGCACAGAAGTAACTACCAGACTTAAAAAGTTGATTGTAAGTATAGATGGAAAACCAGATATTGCAGCTATCAATAAATTTGTTGACAATGAGTTGTTGTCAAAAGACAGTATGGCACTAAGAGCTTATATTAAAACAATTGCGCCTGAATTGGATATGGGCTTTGACTTTGTATGTGAACACTGTGGTGAGGTGGAAAGGATGGATGTACCGATGACGGTACAGTTTTTTTGGCCTGAGTCCTGAATATAAGTTACAAGTTCACGGTCAAATATTTGAATTGAGTTATTTCTCGCAAGGAGCGGTAAATGTACAAATTGCGTATAATTTACCTGTATTTTTACGTAATTTTTACTATGCTCAATTAGCAAACATAAAGAACAAAGAAAGTGATAGTTACAAAGAACCTGCTAAAAAGTCGGGTAAAGTAGATAAGCCTTTTTAGTGTAAAATAATATAGTTGTCATATTTATATATTATATGGCAGCACAACCATTTGATAAAGCAACAGCGGATAAACTAGTAGAGGCGTTTAACAATTTAAACGCTGAAACCAAAGATACTCTGTCTAATCTAGACAAGATAGTTGATACTGAGAAAAGAATGGTTGATATAGCCAAACAGTTAGGACAGGCATATAAAACACAAAAAGATAAGCTTGATGAACAGTTAAAAGGAAAAAGTTTACAAGAAAAATTATCATCAAAATTTGTAAATTCTGAAAAAAAGTTAAATGAATTTGCACAGGCACGTATCAACAGTTACATAAAAATAGAGAGTTTACAAAATGAATTATCGACAAAAGCAGCTGAACTTCTAGTAGAGCAAAGTAAAGATCCTACCAGCGATACTGTTATAGCTTTACAAGATTTAATTAATAAAAAATCAACCGAGTTGAATTTGGAAGAACATTTATTGAAAAACAGTGCTTCCAAGTTAGAATCGTTAAAACGACATAATTTTTTACTAAAAGCAGCAAACGAGTTAATAGATTTATATAACAAATCATTGGAGATGGGTGTAAAGTTGTTAAACAAGATGGGTGATTTGGCTTCGGGTTTAGCAACTAAACTAAATATACCCACCACATTAGCTGGTACTTTTGAAAGAATATTAGACGTTTTTAATCAAATTGACACCGCTGCTACAAATGTTAGACAAAAATTTGGACTATTACCAAGTCAGGGTGCAATTTTTGAAAAAAACATACGAGAAGCTTCTATTGAGTTAGCTGAGTTTGGTATAAATGCTGAACAACTTGGCGGAACAATGAAACAAATAGGTTCAACTTTTACAAGTTTGCAATCTATGGAAAAAGGATTGGTTAAAGATATTTCAATAATGTCTGCTCAATTTGGAGTAGCTTCTGAAACAAGTGTTAAGTTTCTACAAACGTTAGGCGGTGTATCTGGAAAAAGTGCAATAGCCAAACAAAATATGTTGGGATTGGCAAAATTTGCTGCAAATGCTTATGGAGTTGGGTTGGACGATGTAATGAACGATGTCGCAAATGCATCTGAAGAAGCTAGAATGTTTGCTGGTAAAAATGCAGATGAAATGGTTAGAGCTGCAGCTCAAGCTAGACAAATGGGTACTACTCTTGACAATATGGCAAAAACTGCAAAGGGTTTGCTTGACTTTGAAAGTAGTATTCAATCAGAATTAAAAGCTAGTGCATTGATTGGTAAAAACATTAACTTCAATGAAGCTCGTAGATTGGCATTCCAAGGTAAAGTTGTTGAAGCAAATAAATTAATATTGGACCAAGCTAAGAAAATTAAATTCAATCAGTTAAATCCAATTGCACAAGAGGCATTTGCGAAGGCAGCTGGTAAAAGTGTAAAAGAATTGCAAGACATGTTAAATGCTGAAGAAAATTTGAAAGAAGCATTAAAATCAAAAGATCCATTAGTAAGAGCCGAAGCAGAGAAGAAAAAGCAAATGGCGGAAATGATGAAGAACGATCCTATTGCTGCTAAAAAAGCTGCTCAAGCCGAATATGAAAAAGGGTTGATTCAAGAAAAAAATCAAACCAGAATGAAACAGTTGCAAAATGAAATTAATGCAATTTTTATGGAATTTATTGGGCCTATATTGGAAGAAATTGGACCAATATTTACACAGTTATTAAAGTATATAAAAGATAACAGAGCTCAAATTAAAGAATTTGCTCAAGAAATAGGCAAAGCATTTTTAGTATTTAAAAATTTACAATATATTTCTCAGTATGCGGAAATTCTTGGCAAATCCGTAGGAAAAGTTGGGTCTGCGCTTAAATCAAGCGCATCAATTGCCGGTGGATTTTATAAAATAATAGGATCGGTGTTTACAACACTTTCTATTGGCACAAGCAAATTATCTACGGTTGGTAAAACAATAGGGAGTGTATTTAGTGGATTCGGTAAATTTATAAGTGGCGCTGGCGGTATAATAGGAAATATTTTTGGAAAAATAGGAGGGGGAATTAGCGTTTTTTCAAAACTTGCTCCGATTTTTGGAGCAGTAGCTAAATTTTTAGGACCAATAGGACTAGTTGTATCTGTGATCCAAGGCGGCATAGCATTTTTTAAAGCATTTAATGAAACTACAGGCACCGTGAGTCAAAAAGCAGTAGCCGGATTAAAAGCTGTAATTAATTCTTTGGTAATAGAACCATTAAAAATGGTTTGGGATTTTCTTAAAAAGATACCATCATTTTTAGCTGAGATAGATTTTGGAGCAATATACAAAGATGTAACCAACTTTTTATTAGATGCACTGACAAGTTTGCCTGATAAAATAGAAGAGTTATTTAGTGGTGGAGGTGGAGGAATTGATTGGGGTAAAATTTTTTATAATATTGGACATTTAGCATATGAAATGATTGTATTTCAGTTTGTTAAATTGCCTATAGCTTTAGTTAAAATAGCTGCAAAATTAGGATTGGTGATTTTAAAAGGACTAGCATCTTTAGTAGTAGAAATTCCAAATATAATTATAGGAGCATTTAGTGCTGCTTGGGAAGGAATTAAAAAATGGTTAGGATTTTCCCCATCTGAACTTGGTTTATCAATTGTCGATGGTATTAAATCTGTAGTAGATATGTTATTTGATGTAATTACATATCCATTTAAAAAAGGATTTGAACTAATAAAGTCTGCTGTATCTGAAGTGGGCACTTTTCTCAAAGACACATTCAGTGGAGCGTTTACTTTTATTATTGGTGCTCTTGAAAAAGTATGGGAAAAAATGAAAGGTATTGGTTCATTTATATCTGATACAATAGGAAAAACTTTTAGTTTTGTTGGTAGAATAGTGGGGGTATCAGAAGAAACTCCATCAAAAACTACAACTGAATCAAAAACGAGTGTAAAAACTGATGATTTATTGATCAATACAATTGTAAATTCCAATAGAGTTTTAGCAGAAAAACTTGATAAATTGACTTCTATGATGGCATCTGGTCAAATTGCTGTGTATATTGATGGTCAACGTGCAAATCAATTATTAGCAACAAGTAACTCAAAATTTGGTTCATTTGGTCAAGCAACAACCAATTAATCTGATATTTATAATTAATGGCAAATAGTAATACATATTCTAGCGCAATAGGTAATGATGGTGCGCAAGTTACCACACTTTCTAATATACAAGGTGCGGGTTTATCTTTGCCGCCAAATGCCGAACAATATATAAATCTAAGAGCGCCTGGCAAATTAGAAACATTATTCAATACTAATAATAACAACGAAGTATTATATAGCAAGAATAAACCAACTGATTTATACGCAAGAGGATTAATTAGCAGCGAATTAGCACCTCCATTTTACGCAAATCCAAATCAAGGTCAACGTCAGAAGATAAATGTTAGCAGATCGTTTCCTATACAATCCGCATTGAGAGACGGTACCAGAATCAGAAGATTTTTGGGATCTGGTAAAGGTGGTACTTTTTTAACAAAACAAATACTATTACAAGGATTTGCTCCATTTGACGAAACCAAGATTTATAATCCAGCAAGTCCTCTTTTGGCTGCGGTTAGATTATCAACATTTGGTGCTATAGAAAGACCCACCAGATTTATAGATAGTAGCAATATTGTTGGTGGATTAATGGGTGCTGCCGGTATAGGTGGTATTACAAAAGCTATTGGTGGATTGTTTGGTGCAACTGAAGGCAATCCATCTCCGCCACGTAGTAGTGTGGCTAGTGCAGCTAGTGAGCCAAAGAGTGGATTGGGTGGATTTTTCAATTTTACAGGATTACTTGGGGGTGGTGACAAAGCAGATCAAGTAATGCCTATTACAGGTCGAGATGGTGTTAAAGGATTACTAAGAGGTAATACAGCTACTGCTGGTTACAACAACAAACGATACAAGAGTTTGATGAGTAATTCTACAGGCAAAGGTGGATTCTTTGGTAATCTACTAAAAGCAGCTGGGTCATTTTTAAAGAATAATACGATTCTAGGTGGATTGTTGCCACCTACTCAACCAATAGCAGGATTAAATTACAGAGCTGACGAAGATACATATGATCTGATGTTGAATACCAATAGATGGAGCAATTCTATTACACACGACAGAACAAGTGGTAAGAAGAGTGCTAATCTAAATGTTAATTTGAATCAAGGTAACAATTTGTTATATACAGGCACACAACCAAAATCAAAAGGTGGTTTTATTGGTGGATTGTTAAAAGCAGTTGGATTACAACAAATAACAGGAGGAAACAGCAGTGGTACAAGTGGAATGAGATTTTTTGCCACTCCTCTGACAAACATAGTTTCTAAACGATTGAGACTATATGTTCAAAGCAATAAAAATCTAAGAAACAACAGCTTTTTATCTGTTACATATTCAACTACACCTGGTGTTGGTAAATTAACAGATCCATATACAATTAGTAATGTTGAAATTAGTTCTGTAGACGGAGCTAATACAAACAGATATGGCGATTTAGTTAAAATAGATGGAGATGTAGAATATAGTGATCAATTGTTAAACTATAAACAATATACCGATCCTAAATTATCTGTAAACTATCAACGCACACTTTCAGATAAAACAGATAAAACTGTAGAATATATTCAAGATTTAAGCAGAATTTTAAAAACCAAAATTGCTGGAAACGACAATTTAAAGTATGGCGTAGATCCTATATTTGGAAAAACACAACAGTATGCTACAGATGATGTTGGTTTTAATTATTTAGCAAAAGTAAAATCAGACAGAACCAATCCTGATGGATCTGATAGTGCAAATCAATACACTTACACTGGTCGAATCAGATATGAAAGAAAAGAAAAGTTTCCAACTCTATTGGGCAAAAAAGAAGGTAGAGACAGATTTATAAGACCCACCAACAATGTTGACTATGTTAACAGTTTGGGTGTATTAAATGCGGATGAATTTGCTGAAAAATATAATGATCAATTTAACGGATTGGGTCCTGATTTGGTTAAGTTTTACTTCTATGATATAGTTAACAACAGATTTATACCATTTAATGCTACTGTAAAAGGGTTACAAGAAAACAATACATCTACTTGGGAACCAATTGAATACTTGGGTAGACCTGACAAGTTATACTATTACAAAGGATTTACCAGAGACGTTAGTTTCAATTTTAAAGTGGTTGCACATTCTGTTAAAGAATTACTACCTATGTGGCAACGTGTAAACTATTTGGTGGGTTTAACCAGACCTTCTAATTATACCTCTACTGTAAATGGTGGATTTATGATACCACCGATGGTGCAATTTACACTTGGAGATTTTTACAAAAACCACTGTGTGGTTTTAAATTCGTGCAATGTCAGTATACCTGAAGATGCATCTTGGGAATTAATTAACGAAAGTACTGTACAACAACAAGACTGGAGTTATAATTTAGGAAATATATTTACATTTGACAAAACCAGTATGAAAGGTAAAGTTGCACAATTTCCAAGAGAAGCGGAAATTACTATCAATATGTCATTGATGGAAAAAGACAGACCAAAAACAGGAAGAGCTTTGTGGGGAAATGCTCCTGTTGCAACTATTACTCAACCAGAACTTGGAGAAACCGCAACCGTTTCTACTTTTGGCACAACTGATGTATATACAAACAAGGACTATTCTAACGTCGATAATAATGATTTCTCCACAAATATGAGATATGACGTTGATGTACAAGGAAATAAATGAGATATCAATTTACGCCAACTGAAAAAAGATATGATGGAAAATTGGTATTTAAGACCACGTATTATCCTAATATACCAGAAACCGAGGACGATATATACATTACTGCGTCCAATGAAGATTATTTGGATGCTTTAGCCAAAAAGTATTATGGTGATGAAATGTACTGGTGGATAATTGCTTTGGCTAACAACATATCTGATGGCAAATTGTCCGTTAATGCAAATAAACAATTAAGAATTCCAGGCAACTTGCCGAATATATTACAGAATCTCAAACAGATTAATAGTTAAGTTATATGGCATACGAAGATGAAATTGCAGAAGAACCTAGATGGTGGGAAGTACAAAATATTCCTGTTGCATTGATTCGTGAGTTGAGACGTAGAAAAAACTCAAATAACGTTGGTTTCAACTATCCAAGTTCAGGAGATCCAAGTGGTGTAGTTTATGACTTTTTCAATAAACACGGTCAGTACAAAGGTCCAATGACTCCGTGGATACGTGTGTTTTCAAATGGAACTGGTATAGCCGGAAACGGATTGGTGCCACGTAGCACAATATTGAATAAGAATGGTAAAGAAAAAGAATACGATGGTTTTTTATTTATTCCTGGAAACGGTTTTTATGAATCGTATGGATTCAAACAAGAAGGTAATATCTTAAAACAAGACAAGGCTATCATTGGATATGAAGCCAATGGAGAAGCGCATTATATAGATCTTAAATACAGATCTCAATTTTCTTATAAGTGGCCAAGTACTTTTAACAAAAATGGTAATATTGTAGAGAGTGTACAGAAATCTGAAGTATCTTCTGTATTACCCCCTCCTAATTTGGATAGCATAGAAATAAAAACTAGCAAAGATATGTTATCTTTTGCTACGATAAAATTCAAATGTTATGGATTGGCTCAATTAGAATATTTAGCGCCATTCTTTTTAACACCCAGAATAAATGTATTCGTTGAAATTGGGTGGAATTTATTTAATATTAATTCATTAATTGAATTGAGTAATGCTAATGAATGTTGGTCTATAATACAAAGTCCTCAAAAAGTGATGGACAAGTGGTATCAGTCATATGGCAATTATGGATGTATAACGGGTATTATCACAAAATATAACTTTGCTACTCAAGACGGTACGATATATGATTGTAGTGTTGAATTAACTTCTCGTCAGGCATTGTTTGCTGGTATGCCAGCTGAAAACAACGTAAGTACCGCCGTAGAAACAAAAACAGATGCAAATGGAAAAAAGATTCCAACGGAAACAAAAGAGTATACTGGCCTAAAGACTTTCTTAAAAACAGCATTGCCTAAGTTAAAACAAGTTGTTATAGATAGAAAGAACTTTATGGAGTATATCGCAACAAACGGTATATCCAATTCAGAAGATTATGATAATTCAATAACTCAAGAATTTTTAAAACAACAAACATTTTACGATGGTAAAGTTGAAAATAGAATTTTTATAGGCAGAACTGATGCGCCTAATGTGTACAAAAAACCGTCTATTCCAGTTGGTGATGAAGGTATATCGTACAAGTCTGTTCAAATTGGTGGGGTAAATTATAAAGCCATATCATATAAAGATGATAGATGTGATTTTGACACTAAAGGTGATGATGAAGTTTGGATGCAATTGGACTTTCTTTTTGAGGTGGCTAACAAATTTTGTTCGGTTGTTTCAAATAAAACTTTTACTATAAATGTTGATAAGATTATTAACGCACATCCTAATTTAATAAGTTGTGATCCACACGTATTAATTCCAAATGGTATTGCTCCTAAATTTAACATTGGTAAGAAGTTACCAGACGAAAGTTATTTAAATACTATAAAAAATAATAAACTTGATCCAACTGCACAAAGTAGAGTAGAAACAGAAATAAAATCAGGTGGTTATTTGAAAAATGGAGATCCAAATCAAAATAACTTTTTAAAATCTAAATACGATGTAGAAATTACCGATGTAAATGATGAACTATATAGAGCTGCTAAAAAGGTAGAAACTGTGTTCAAAACAGCTGGTGCTTATAGAGATAATTTAGACACGGTTATAAATAGATTGTATTATGATATTGGTGGATTGAGCGAAGACAGTCCATCTGACAATATATCATTTCCATTTATTTATGATAAAAACGTTGAAGTGAGTGGTCAAGAATTGGTATTAACCGATCCACAAAAACAAAGATCTTCTACTATCAAGAGAACATATAAGAAATTTAGATATGGCAATTTAAAAAATATCTATATAAGCAAGACTAAAGTGCTTGAAATTGTAGAAAATAAAGAAGTTCAAACTTGGCAACAATTTGCAAATGCTGTGTTAAACATTATCAATGAAGCTTCAAATGGATTTTGGAAGTTTCAAATATCACAGGATGATTTGGGTGGGTTATCAATATTAGACAACAATTATATTGATTTGGGTGATAAGGCTCCAAGTTTGAAACAGGTGTATGTATTTGACGCGGGTGGAACTGATTCGTGTATAAAGAATATTAGTTTTGATACGTCTTTAACAAGTGAGCAAGCTACATTAACACTATTTCAAGCTGGTATAAATAAACCAGATAATTCTGATACATCTATGAGTGCAAAGAATTCAAGTGTACCAGCAACTAGTTTCATAGATAGATTAGACGCTTTCAATAAAGAAGAAACTGGTACAGGTGAAAGCAACACTGTACCTTCACAAGATGAAATTACAGTGGATCAAAATCCATTAATTTCTACAATACAAACTCACGGCGCTATAGATAAAGTATTAACTATTACCAGTGCTTATATAGCTACAGGTGAAAATGCAAATGATGCTTCAAAGAACTATAAACAATTAAACTTATCTACTGATTTGAAGGATAAGTTAGGGCAAATTATAGATGATCAAGATATAGAAAACAACTTGTCATTGTATAGTGGTATATCGCCAAACTTTTCATTGACTGTAACGTTTGATGGTATATTTGGATTTAGAATGTTTCAACACTTTGGTATTTCTAATTTTCCAAAACCATATATTCCTGAAAACGTTATATTTATGATTACCGATGTTACACATTACGTAACTGCTGGAAATGGTAAATGGGAAACTGTTGTTGGTTGTTTAGCTAGATGTGTAGCAGATCAAAATATTGAATTGGTGCCTGTATGACAATAAAAGACACAGATATTATAACCAAGACAAAATTAAATTTGGGTAATTTCAATATTAACCTACCAAATACATTTTTGCCAAATCCGACTGATAAAGACTACAAAGTTGGATATATAGAAAGATATGTGGTTTCTAAAATAAATTACAATGAGATAACTGAAGTTTCATCTGATGTGTATAGTAAAATGGACAGTAACTTTTTTAAAAAGGCAAAATTCAAATGGAAGATTACAGGCGTATTAAATAGTAAATACGATGGCAAGATGTTATTACAACAGGGAGTAATAGAATTTAATAAAAAACAAGTGGAACAGATAAACACCATAATCAGAGGTGTTAATGATATTTTTTCAAATCTTACTCAATTTTACAAACAAACAAATTGACTTTTGATATCGTTGATGTAAAATTAAGTTGTGGAGTATTCATCTAAAATTTATTTAAAATTAGTTACAAAACACAATAATTATCATAATGCTTGTAATGATATTATTGCTGCTTTCATTTATAATTTTAAAGATGGTACCAAACAGTATTTAAACTTTGCGCATACAGATTTACCTATAGATTGCAGCTTTGAAAAGTTTAAATCTGATATTGAGTCACAAAATGTAAGTGTATATGTCAACAATAAGAAGACATACAAGTACTGGTTAAATTGTAATTTGATAGATGTTAATTTGTTTGGTTTCATTGATAACAATGAAATACTAGATGAAGTGGAGTGTTTGACTGAGAACTTCCTAAAATATAGTTATCGTAATATCAATAACTTCAATATGATATTGCCTTATGTTATACACCAGCGAATATTTGACGTTGAAATAAAGCAAATTGAGTCTTTGGGTGACAAAGACACAGACAATTATTGTTTCAAGTTTTTCAATAATGTTATATCCGATACTTTGTTTGAGGTGGAGAAAAATGGATTGAAAGTTGATACGGATGTATTTTCAAAATACTTTAAAAGCAAAACGTACAACAAATTCATATACACAAATTATAACATTTATAATCCAACGGGTAGACCAAGCAATGCATATGATAATATCAATTATGTAGCGCTTAAAAAAGATGATGGATCTAGAGCTAGTTTTGTGTCTAGATATGGAGAATCTGGTCACTTAATGATGGTGGATTTCACTGGGTTTCATCCTTATATTGTGGCTAATTTGATTGATTATAAAGTTCCTGAAAAGGAGACCATATATGAACATTTAGCGAAACACTATTTTGATATTGAAACCGTAACATCAGATGATATAGCTAAATCGAAGAAACTGACGATGGTTAATCTATATGGACAAATTTCACAACAGTATTGTGATATTCCATATTTTGCGAAGGTAAATGAATTAAAGGACAAGTACTGGCAAAAATTTGAAAAGAACGGATACATAACAACTCCTATCTATAAACGTAAGATTACAAATAAACACATTGTTGACCCCAACAAAAACAAATTGTTTTCTTATATTATTCAAGCTGCTGAAACTGAATATGGCATTGATAGTCTAAGCAAGTGCATTAAGTTTGTTAGTGATAAAAAAATCGTGCCTATACTATATGTGTATGACTCAATTGTATTTGATGTACACAATGATACGAATAAACAAGAACTAATTGATTTGGTTGATATTATCAAAAACAAACGATTTAAGGTAAAAACCTATACTGGAAATAATTACAATGATTTGAAATTAGTCCAATTGTAAATATATTTATATGTATATTTATAACAGATGAACTTTAAATCATTAGTAAACGAAATTGGTTGTGATAGTCGTATTAAAAACGGAGCATTGGATCTTAAAAATGAAGATCACGTTTTTGTATTGCAAGAGTACTTGGAGAAGGCTGGTTACGATATTAATGAAATCGTAGAAAAGACTGCGAAATTATTTGAAGCTGGTAGATTTCCTGATAGACAAGCATACAACAAAGATGGTATACTTGTAACATTTCCAAACAAACAATATAGAGATAGAGCTGTAAACAAAGGTACTCACTTTGCAGAAAATCCTAAGAAGACTCAAGCTAATATTTTTAAAGCAGATGCTGAACAAGGAGCTGATCAAAAAGACGATTCTTCAAAACCAAAAGACGAACCAGCTACATTGGATCAAACACTAGAAAAAGATATTGTTAGTGACAAAGATACCGATGATAGAACTCCCAAAGAAAAACAAATTGACGCTGGTGGTGTAGAAGCAATACTAATTGGACAAACTCCATTAGTAAACTATAGTGTAGACGAGGCTAAGAAATTTGGATTTTATAAAAAAGGATTTAATTGGTATGATAGTGAGGGTAGTTTAATTGGCGAACAGATATACGATGAATTGTTAAAAACAGCCGTAATTAAAAAATCATTAAAAGAAGCCAAGATGGTAAAATATAACGATGATTTTTTTAAAATTGCAAAGGATAATTTGTTTTATGAACCTATTGCTGGAATGGATGACGCTGGTAAAACAATACCACCTGAACTTTATTTTCAAAAAATATTTGAAACTACAGATTTCAACACATTTAAATTTCCAAGAGGTAGAGATGTACAATTTACATACGTCGATTTTGATAAATATCTATCTACCAATAATGTAAATTTAGTACCAGCTTCTGATTATGTAAAAATCAGAAGTTTATCCGACGAACGTTTAATTCAGTATAAAAAGAAAGATATACAAACAATTGCTGTATTATCTACATTGTACAAAAAATATAAAAACAAGTTTATAGCTAGATCCAATAGTGATATGGACAAGTCTTGTCCTGCTAGAGAAATGGAAAACTACATAGGCGAGGAGTTTAATAGTTCAGGTGGATCAAAAAATGTAGTTGCTAAAAAAATAGCAGACAAGTTGAAAAGTGGAAAATATAAAGAAATTAGTGCACCTGTTACCTCTATAGATGTATTGGGTAATACAGGGTGTAAATTGTCAGAAGAATTTGCGGGAATATCAAAAGTATCAAAAACAGATTTGGTAATTAACGGCACCATTAAATGTAGTGCAAAAAAAGCTGGTGGGTCACAAATAGCATCTTCACAACATAAAGAGTTAACCACGGTAATTTCTGCGGTATTAAAGGATTTTCCAGACATTAAAAACAAGATAGTTACAAACATCACTCAGACTCTTGCTCATTTGATGGAAAAGTCTTTTTATTACCAGAATGCTGATGTTATCAACAAAAATTTAACAATTTTATCAACAGCTACAGACTCAAAGAAAACAAAGGAAGCTGTAAATAACTTGACATCTCTTATAAAAAGTCCAGATGCTGTTAACGATATTAAGATAGATGAAAAAGAAATGCATCAAATGTTGAGTGAATTGAATAAAATTTTTACCGAAGACAAGTATAAAAAAGCTTTATTAAGAGAATTCTCCACAGGTGAAAAGAGATTTATGGCTGGCGAAAAGTGTGTAGCTGATCATATTATGACTTGGGATTGTCAAGGTGATTGCTTGATTTATACAGTAGATGAATTCATCGACGATAATTATAACAAAATTAAATTCGGTGTGCGTGACAGAGGAAATGAACGTGGCGGATCGCTACGAATTGGAATCTTAAAAGAACAATTCGATGAAACAGATTATCTTTTGTTAGAGAATCAAGTAATAGAAGAAAGTTTGATGTCATTTATTAATACTTTAGGATCTGAATTTAAAAGTGTAGTGCAAAATAGTTTAGAATTTGTAAAAAATTTATCTGCTACTGCCAAAAGTGCGCTAAATTCATTTTATGCTAAAGTCAAAGAATTTTTCAAACGCATGGTTCTAAAAATATCGATTGCAGTCAAACAAATTATAGATAAAGGGTTTGAACATTTTGCTAATTATTTTGATATGGAACCCGAAATTAGCGGTAAATTTGAATTTGAAATACCATGATACAAAAACAACTACTTTGCACATTTGCAAATAGCTTAAATTATATAGACGTATTAAAAGAAATACCAAATCAATATACTCTTATAGATAATAAGATATTTGTTTTTGCTAATGAAACTAATTTACGAGAACTATATCTTACCTTTAATGTAGAAAAGAATGACCGCAATAACCGATTCAAAGGCACTATCAGCATACATCGTAAGAAGCAAACAAATACACTATATACGCTCAACGCAATGAATAAGTTGATTGCTGACGAAAACAATGGTGTATTTGATAAGAGCTTTCAATTAAATTGGGATTTATATAAAAATAGCATCATTTTAACCAATGAAGTTGGGGTTAAAATAGTTCCATTAAAATTGTTTTCTATCTCCGAAATTTGATATATATTTTTGACTTGATTTTGGTCTGCACCTAGTGTAGACTTAGTTTCAAGTTGGTTATACAATCTGGTTTGAGTGAACCAGACGAATTAATTAACTAATTAAACATTAAACATTAAATAATTATGGCATTAGATCTAAGTAAGTTGAAGAGCCGTTTGAGCTCTCTCTCAAACACAAATCAAAAATCTAACTTGATTTGGAAACCAAAGCCTGGAAAACAGGTAGTTCGTATTGTTCCGTACAAGTATGTACCTGAGAACCCATTCATCGAACTAAAGTTTCATTACAACATCAACAACAAGACATATCTATCTCCTGATAGTTTTGGTCGTCCAGATCCAATCGTTGAATTTGCTAACCGTCTGAAGAAGACTGGATCAAAGGAAGATTGGCAGATGGGTCGTAAGATGGAACCAAAGATGCGTACTTTCGTACCAGTTATCGTTCGTGGTGAAGAAGGTGAAGGAGTTAAGTTCTGGGGTTTTGGTAAGCAAGTTTATCAAGAACTTCTATCAATCATCAGTGATCCTGACTTCGGTGATATTACTGATCTAACTAATGGTCGTGATATTGTTGTAGAATTCAAGACGGCTGAAGGTGGAGCTAGTTTCCCAGAAACCAGTATCCGAGTCAAACCAAACGTAAGTGTTGCAGTAGATCCTAAAAACGGTCAATTGCTTGACGCATTGAAGGCTCAAGTTAATATTTTGGATCTATTTGAGGAACTATCCTATAACGATCTAAAAGATGTTATGGATAAGTGGTTGAATCCAGAAGCATCTGCCACTGAGATTGCGGCTGAACCAACTACAAGTGTGGATGATGACGAAGCTCCATTTACAGTTCCATCTACTCCAGCAGCAACAGCTCCTGCCAAACCAGTACAGTCACCAAGTACTGCTAAGGCTAAGGGTAAAGATAGTGTAGAACAAGCATTTGATGACTTGTTTAACTCCTAAAAAATAAAAATAAGCCGGTGGAGTTTTTATACCCCACCGGCTTTCTAGTTATATACGTTATGGCAAAAAAAAGTGTTAGTAAAGATACGGGTCAACGTGACGAGCTTATCGAAATGTTGGCAAATGAACTAAATAAAGCAAATAAAGACGGTGGAAAGATTGCTCATTTTCTAGATGAACAAGACAATCCATCGGAAATCACGGATTGGATTAGCACTGGTTCTTCTATTTTGGATTTGGCAATTAGTAATCGTCCTCACGGCGGATTGCCAGTTGGTAAAATGGTAGAATTTAACGGCCTTGAGGGTACTGGTAAAAGTTTGCTATCCGCACACGTTGTTGCCGACACTCAGAAGAAAGGTGGAGTTGCAGTAGTAATTGATACTGAAAATGCAGCTGCTCCTGAATTCTGGAGAAGTTTGGGTGTAGATCTATCCAAGTTACTATATGTTCAATGTGAAACCGTTGAAGATATTTTTGCTCAGATGGAACGAATGATTGCTATTGTTCGTAAGAGCAACAAAGATCGTATTCTAACAATTATTGTTGATTCTGTAGCAGCGGCATCAACCAAGGTAGAACTTGAAAGTGACCACGGTAAAGATGGTTATGCTACGGGTAAATCAATTATTATCAGTAAGGCAATGCGTAAGATTACTACTATGATTGGTAAACAGAAAGTATTGACTGTATTTACTAATCAACTACGTCAGAATTTAAATGCTATGGCATTTGGTGATAAGTACGTAGTAAGTGGTGGTAAGGCTTTAGCATATCATTGTAGTGTACGTGTTCGTTTGAATAATGCCGGTAAACTCAAGAAGGGTGAAGAAGTCATCGGAAACGAGTGTAAGGCAGTTGTTATCAAGAATCGTATGGGACCACCTCAACGTCAGGCCAATTTTGATATCTATTTTGATAGTGGAATTGCTGACTATGGCAGTTGGATTAAAGTTCTAAAAGAACAGAATCTAATTAAACAGGGTGGTGCTTATTATACTTATAAAAAGAACGATGGAAGCGAATGGAAGTTCCAATCCAAAGACTTTGTAAGTGTAATGCAGAGTGACAAACAATTGGGTGAAGAAATTTACCTGAAGATTTGTGACGCTGTAATTATGAAATACAAAGATCCCAATAGTCAAATTATTGAGGATGCTGTTGTGGACACACAAGAAGAAACTGCAGGCAACGAAGAATAATACGTTGATAGGATGTTTTTCCGCATTGCCTACTATTTATTAGTATGGATAACAATGCGGAAAAACTCTTTTTTGAAGACCGATCTGAACGATTATATCAAATCTTTATAAAAGATGAATCAATATGTGGATTTACTTCTTTATTTAAACTGAATAAAATTGGTAGCAAAACTGGGGAAAAAATAAAAAAATATTTATATAATAAATATGGTGAAACTTATTTGAAAAAAATAAGTGCTGTTAGAACGTCTAAAGCTGCTCATCAAAAAAGAAACAAAGATAGTTATTTTATTTCTTCAGAAAGAAGACAAAAAATGTCGATTGGTATTAAAAAATATTACAAAAATAATCAGTCCGCTAAGTCTAGATGTAGGGATTTAATGATTAAACACTGTTTACCAAAGTGTCAAACAATGGAGAGTAAAATAAAACGAGTAAAGAGTAGAGACTGGTATAAACCCAGTAAAGATACTAAACAAAAAATGTCTCAATCTCAACTTGGAAAGTCATTAACAGAAGAACATAAGTTAAAATTAAGAAAACCAAAGAAAACCAAGCGATCTAATTTTAGACATACTACTGAAACAAAACACAAATTATCGTTAATTACTAAAAATCAGTGGAAAAGTGGAATTCATAAACCAATTTTTAAATCTAAAGGACAGCAGGAAGTAATTAGATTGTTAAAAGAACAAGGATATTCAATTCAAGATGAATATGTTGTTGGGGGGAAGCCATACGATGTGTTTGTAAAAGAAAAAAATTTATTAATAGAATTTAATGGTACTTATTGGCACAGAGATCCTAGATTTTTTACATCGTCCGATGAAGTTATTAAAATATGGGAAAAAGATAAAAATAAAATGTTGATTGCTGAATCGAATGGGTATATAATAAAAGTTATATGGCAACACGATTGGGAACAATGTAAAGACAAAAATATATACATTAAAAAATTATTAAATGAGCAACTTTGACAACAAAGAAATGAAGAAGTTATTTTCTTTATTTCAAAACATAGAAAGCGATTCCGTCACCGGAGGACTTAAAAAATCACTTAATAGTGATGTCCTTTTGGTTGACGGATTGTAGTGAATACTTACATTCGTAGTTTTATGGCTATTCCTTCACTCAATGAAGACGGATTACATACCGGGGGTATTGCTGGTTTCTTAAAGAGCATTGGATATGCAATTAAATTACTTTCTCCTACGCGAGTTATTATTGTATTTGATGGTAAAGGTGGTAGTCAGAAACGTAGAAAGATATATCCAGGTTACAAAAACGGCAGAAAGACTGATATTCGTCTCAACCGTAATTACGAAGAATTATCTTCATCACAGATTGAATCTGTTAACTTCAAAAAAGAATTGATTCGTACTGTAAATTATTTAGATACATTGCCTGTAACAGTTATGGCAATTGATCAAATAGAAGCGGACGACACAATTGCTTATTTAGCTAAAGAAACTTTTAAGGACAGTAATGTAACAATTATGTCTACTGATAAAGATTTTCTTCAACTAGCAAGTGACAAGATTAAAATCTGGAGTCCTGTAAAAAAGAAAATTTTTGGTTGTAAAGAAATAGTGGATGAATATGGAATTACTTGCAATAACTTTGTTTTATACAGAGTTATGGAAGGCGACGTTAGCGACAACATACCTGGACTAGATGGTGTGGGTTTAAAACGTGTAGTAAAAGCATTTCCATTTTTATCAGATGGTCAACAATATGGATTACAAGAAATTTATAATTACTCTGAAAACAACAGAGGTAAATATAAAATATATGATACCGTATTGGATAATAAGTTGTTACTAGAAAGAAATCACTCTTTGATGCAATTGAGTGATACGCAGGTTCAGTCATTTACACAATTACGTATAGAAGAAATAATAAAGACTCCTATTCGTAAAATAGATAAAATGACTTTTACGAAGTTGATTACAGAAGACAAAATGTGGAATAATATCCCAAATTATCACATTTGGTTGAATGAGTGTTTTGGCAAACTAAACAGTTTCATCGAATAAAAAATAAACGTTATTTAAACGTTGTGGTTGGTAAAAAACAGTGGTATAGTAGAGTTATCTTATGGAAAACAAAAAAGCAATTGATTCATTAACAAAATATGGCCGTGACTTCCAAATCAAGTGTATTTCGTGCTTGATATCTGATCGTTCATTTATTGAACGAATCCACGATATTATCGAAGTAGACTTCTTTGAAAGTGATGCAAATAAGTGGGTAGTAAAAGAAAGTATTAAATATTTCAATGAGTATAAAGATCTTCCAACATTAACAGTATTCAAAATTAAATTAGATGAGATCAATGATGAACTTCTAAAACGAAGCATCGTAGACAATCTCAAATTGGTATATCAAAAGGTTAGTGATAGTGATTTGAAATTTGTCAAAGAACAGTTTTTGGAATTCTGTAAGAATCAAAAGCTAAAGAACGCTATTATTGAAAGTGCTGATCTATTGGCACTTGGTCAATACGAAAAGATTAAAAACGTAGTTGACCACGCAATGAAAGCTGGTATGGAACGTAATATCGGTCACGATTACTCTGAAGACGTTGAAAAACGTATGAGTGTAATGAGTCGTAATTGTATTAAAACCAATTGGACTGAAATTGATACCATTATGGATGGTGGATTAGCAGCTGGTGAACTTGGTATTATTACAGCTTGTGCTGGTAGTGGTAAGAGTTGGGTACTATCCAAGTTGGGTGCCGAAGCAATGAAGCAGGGTAAGAATGTAGTTCATTTTACTCTTGAGTTGAATGAAAACTACGTGGGTCTACGTTATGATGCTTGTTTTACTGGAATTGATTTCCAGAACATTCGTAACAACGTAGACATCGTAAAGCAGAAGATTGCTGATGTGCCTGGGAAGTTGAAGATCAAGTACTTTCCAATTAAAACTGTAA